AACATTTAATGAAACAGTTACTGTTTCACCTACAGTAAACCCTGAACCAGTTTCATTTTCAAGTAATAATAAGTCTCCATTTGCTGAAGTATTGTATTTTAATCTTCCTGTAGTACCACTTGTTGAACCAGATACTGTTTCATTAAATGTTATATTTGTTGTATTAGCGCCAGTAAAGTTAACTTTTAAGAAAACATCTCTTGGTCTTCTTATTACATTAGATGTTCCTGATGTATTAGCAATCATGTCGATAGATTCAATTAAGAACGAAGGTCTTAATATTTGTTTATCAGGATCTACTGCAGATTTATAGTCAGGGTTTGTAACATCCCCAACACCATGACCAGTAAAGTTATCAACTAAGATACCATTTTTAAATCTATCTAATCCTGCTGAATCTAATATTTGTAGTTGTTGTGCATCTTTCTCAAGTAATGATAATGATGTATAGTATTCTAATCTACTAACCCTTTGAGCAATCTGTCCAATATCTCTCATAGTAAATCTTCTATTATCAACTGGATTTAATGTAACTGCTAAGTCTTCTCTACTATTTGTTTTTCCAACAAAAGGAGATACAGAAGGATATGGAGGTATATTAAGGAATGCTAATGTCATAACATCTGAAGCTGCCATAGGTGGTACTTTTTGATTATTGGATATACCTGTTTTGATTGATAATCTTCCAGCTTCATCTAAAATTATTCTATCAGTTCTTCCAAGATAAACTTGTAAATCTTTAGTTATAACCTTTCCAGTCAATGGTAAGAATTGACCATCACCAGTAGTTGTAAATGTACTTGAATTAGCTGGATTGATTGGTGATGATGATATAGTAGTTGTTGGATTAGCTGTGTTAGCTTTATTTGGTCTTAGATCAATACTATTTCTTAAATTATATTCATCACCTGTTTGTGGATTTACATAGGTTGGAATCTGGAATGTTTTAATACTTGTTAATGAATTAGTACCTTTGTCATCATCAACAGGATAACTATCTACACTAAAGTATCCTTGACCTAATGAAGTACTATGTTTAAAGTGATCAAAGTTTACAAGTAGTTGTCCTGTTGGAGCAGTACCTGTTGACTTTAATCTAATCTGAGCTATATCATAAGAACCAGCTTTTTGTCCACTTTCAAAGAAGTAATCATTAGTTACATCTGTTGTTCCAGTAGTATTAGCAACAACACTATTTGAAGTTGACATATAAATGTTTCTTATTCTAAATCCATCAGTTACACCAAGTGGATATGGACCACCTGTAGATTTATTGAAGTGTGTATTAGGATTAATTCTTACAAATACATTAGCTGATAATGTTTTAGCAGCTTCTTTTGCATTAACTTTATTTAAAGTAACTATAGCTCTTGCAGCTAGTGATGTATCAAACGTTTCTTTAAGATCTAATGTTGCAGTTGTAGTTGTATTAATTACTATAGATCTATCAGCTCCATTTCCAGTTGTACCTGTCATTGACATATCAACAACTTGACCACTTTCTATAACTTTTGCTATAGCATTACCACTTGCAACATTTTGTGCTGCAGAAGGTGTTGTAGTTAATGACATTGCAACATTACTTGTTACAGCATTAACTGTAAACACATTAGTTGGACCTAATCTAACTCTATCACCTGGTTTTAATAAATTAAATTTTGTTCCTGTTCCTGTTACAGCTGTTGTAGTACTATTAGCTAAAACTGTTCCAAGTTGAGTACTTACTACTCTGTTTTTAGCTACAATAGTAAAGAGTTCATCTTTTTGTGAACCACTTAAAGTACCACTTGTTGTAAATGTATGACTTGAGTCACCTGTTGCTAAGGAAGCTGTACCATCTGTAGCTATCGTTATATCAAAACCTTTTTTAAATTGAAAAGATGTTTCAACACTATTGGATCCATCTCTAATAGTTTTGATACCTTTGAATGGTATATTATAAACTAGTGTATTAAATGTTGGTTCTTCTAATGTTGCATTTCCTAGATAAGTTGAGTTAGCACTAGATAAAACAGTATCACCCAAGAAATTTTTACTTGTTCCTGTTACTGCATTTGCAATGAATACTGATTTAACATTTGCAAACTGACCTGATTTCATTTGAATGTTATCAACAAATAATCTGAACACTCCACCTGCTACATCTGTGTTTCCTGAATCGTGTTTAATTGATCTAAGTGTTGCAGTACCTATTTCTGATCCTGGAGCTCCTGTTACATCAAATGTTCTACTTGTATGTGAAGTTGCTGCTGCATTTCTTAAACTTAATGTAGGTAGTTTAGTTGGATCAAAAACACCAGATACTTCTTTTACTTTAAAAAATTGACCATAGTTTGGAGTAGTTAAAACTGACTCAAATATTTGTGTATTAGTTCCTTTATTAACATCTAAATAAATTGTATCTAAGTTTTCATAATCATATTCAAAACCTTTTACAAAAGCATGACCACCTTCAATACCTACACTTAAAACATTAGCTTGTCCACCATCTGAAGAAGTTTTTAAACCTAAGTTTGTTCCATCAATTAAGTTTTCTCTTACGTTAAACTTGAATGGTCTGGTTGTATAGTGACCACTTTCAGTAAATGTTCTTCTTGCTAGTTCTTCAGCCAAGTCAGCATATAATGGTTGTTTAGCTTCTTCAAATCTTTGTCCTAAATCTACACTAAACAGTGAAAAGAAATTATTTGATTCTGGTGCAGATCCACCATTGCTTAGATCTAATGTATGTAATTCTGTTTCTAATTTTAATCTGTTAGCACCTGGGGCTGTATAGTTATATGCACCTTGAGCTGGATCTAATAATGTTGTATCTGTATTACTTGTTACTATACTTTCATTAACTTTGAAACCAACTATCTTACTTGGTTCTTGAGTATATCTTCCAACAACGATACCAGCATTTGCATGTCTAATAAATTGACCTTTAGCATAAACTATAGCATCACCTAGTGTAAAATAAACACCATTACCTGTTGGAGTATTTGCAGAACTTAAAACTGTTGCATTTGTATATGTTGAATTGGATCCGCCTGCAAAAGTTAAAACTTCACCAGCACTAAATGTTTTAGTTGTTTTAGCTGTACCTGATCCAGTATACTTAATATATAACGTATTTGTATTTGCAGCTGTTTGTGCTCCAGTTAATACATCTATAATCTCACCAGTAACTCCAGTTGTTCCACCAGTTATAGTTTTACCAACTAATGTTGACATTACAATAGTATTATTACCATTATCTTTATCTGTAATTTTTACAAAAGGAATATTGTTATTAAATGTTTTAGCACCACCATGAATAATTGTACCTTCAGTGAATACATGATTACCAAATCTACTTGTTTGTTTTTGTAACAAAGTTTGTAGTTGAGTTAATTCTCTTGCTTGTACTGCTAAACCTGGACGAAATAATATTTGATGAAAATTATTCTCTTCATTATAATCGTCATAATATGGATCAACATTAAGATCTGTTGAAATCGCTACTGTGTTTGAAACATCTGATGAATATGCCATAAATTATCCTAAAAACTAAATATTACCTTAAAATTCTCAATTTGATCTACCGATCTAGTTAACTTCAAAATATTCTCTGTATATAATACATTACCTTTATAAAAAGTCAAGTCTGAATTTGCTGCAGGTTGTATTGTTGCAGTCTTACCAGAAACAGAACCTGTTATAGTTTCATTATTCTGAAATCTTCCTGTTATATTTATCACTCTGAGCGTGCCTGCTGAATTTGCAGCATTAGTATTTGAGAAACTAACTACATTACCTGTAGCTCCACTTGTTCCACCAGTAATTAATTCATCTGATGAAAAGTCTCCTGTTGCACCACTTAAAGTTAATCTTGTTGTCATATCAAAGTTACCAGTGTTTGCTGCAACACCAGTACTTCTTTCTATTGGATCTGCAATTATACCAAAAGTTCTTATATCATTTTCTTGAGGTATTGTATTTGCTTCACTACCACTTAGTTCAGAAGCTACCATTACAAAACTACCACCTAATTCTTCTCTTGCATTAGTACCGTGGCCACCTCTAGGACCAATATATGGAACTGCAGTTGCTCCTGATCCAAAACTTGTATTTGCTGATATAGTTACAGTAGCATTAGTATAGTTTGTTCCTGTACTAATCATGTTTATATAATTTACTGCACTACCTCCAGTAGTAACATTTGAATAAGCTGCAGCTCCTGTACCATCTCCTGATATTGATACTTTTGGACTAACAATATAAGTTGAAGAAGTATTAGGAGATGTAGAAAAAGCTGTATTCACTGTAACTGTTCTAGTAGCACCTGTATACGACGTTATTTCTCTGATTAAACCAGCACCTAGACCTCCATCAATATATAATGTACTTCCAATATAAACACTATCGTTTGCACTTGCAGTAGTTGCTATTCTCATAGAAGTTGAATTAGTAACTGCTTGAAAGGATCCATTATTAGTTAAGTATCCGGATCCACCTGCTGATACATCTATAACATCTATAGCACCATCCACTGCTGCTGATTGTACTGCAAACTGTCCTGAACTATCATCTGCTGTGATTACTTTGACTGGAATATACTCTGCTGTTACAAACTTACCAACATCAGCAGTACTTACTGTAAACATATACTTCCACTGATATCCATCTGAAGTTGAAGTTACACCTGTACTTGTTCCTGTTGGTTCTACAGTTGAGTTTGCACCTTTATTATTAAACAAACATTTGTATACATTTCTATCAGATGTATAAACATAAAATGCACTATTATAAAAACTTGAGTTTAAAGTTGTATTTGTATACTCTGCATATAAATTATTGTTTGACCAGTTTCTTCTAACTAATGCATAAGTAACATCTGTTTCTTGAATTTTTTTAGCTGCTAACATTTGTTTGTAAATGTTATAATCTTGTTTTTGAACTGTATCGGTTGGAGTTGAAGCTACTGAGTCATTTGCAAAAGGACTTGTTCTTCCTACAAACAAATATAATCTTGAAGGACTAGCTTCACTAAACGATTCCTTAAACTGATCAGCTATATGATAAGATAGCCTCTTAGTTGAAGTAGCTGGCATTAGATTGCTCCAGTATCTTTGATATTAACGTTGCCATACATTGCTCCTGCATGTGAAGAACAATAATATTGATAAGAATCTCTTCCAGAAGAGACTACGTCGTGAGGTATTTGCCAATATAAAACTCCAGTATTCTTACCTTGAGCACTAGCTCCTGTACTTATTGTACCATCAGTTGCAACATGAATCAACGTGTTTGAATAATTATTTGTACCAGAGTTGCCACTTCTTATATGAAAAGGATGGGCTCCAGCTAAACCATTTAAGTCAAATGCTATAGTAGATTCATTTCTTACTGTTAATTCTGGATTATTAAATGCAGCACCACCTTTACCAAAACCCATATTAGTAACAATATATGCTGAAGATGAATTAGCTGATATATCATATGTTACTGCTGCACCATAATTTGGTACAGTTGAATAACTTTTACCACTACTGAATATTGAATAAACATTTGAAACCTGTGCTCTATCTGATACCAATGTTCTGATAGCTGTATTTGTACCTGTTAGATTAGTATTAACTAATGTTATTCTTGCTGTTTGTGTTGCAATAGATGAATTAGTATTTCCCAATTGTGCTATTGCAGCTACATTTGCTACTTGAGCTCTATCACTAATTAATAATCTTACTGCTGTATTAGTAGTTGTTAAGTTAGTATTAAGTAATGCTATTCTTGAATTTGTATTACCTAGTGCTGCTAAACTTGCAACGTTTGCAACTTCAGCTCTTTTTGCAATAGCACTGTTTGTATTAGCTAATGCTGCTAGTGTTACAACATTCGCAACTTGTGCTCTTTGAGCTATAGCTGAGTTAGTATTTCCTAATGCAGCAAGAGATGCTACGTTTGCAACTAAAGCATATTTGTTTATTCTTGCTGTTATTTGTGTATTAGATTGATATGAAGAAATAAGATAAGCATTTGAAGCTAACGTACCTGTGTTAGCAGCTATAGTTGTTCCATTACCTAATGCATTATAAACTTCTGTAAAGTTGTCATTTATCTTATCACCACCAGATCGTATACTGTCACCAGTTCCGTCATTAGCAGATGATCCTAAATCAACCGTTTGTTTAGCCATTACTTACTACTCCCTGTTCTAACATATAAACCAAACCAAGCAGCACCTGCTCCTACAATTATGGAAACTAAACCTGCTTGTTGATTTGTTGGTGCTTCTAAAGCCATAAACCATTGAACCACATCATAAAACATCCAAATATATACACCAATGAACAATCTAGGAAATAATCTCAATTTATCTAGTGTCTGTGTAATTTTATCCATTTCTATTCCTTGTTTCTATTTATATTAAAAAGCGTCAAATGTAGTATTACTAGAATCAAATGTAAGTGCAACTGAGTCAAATGTAAATGCACTTGTCTTGGTTGATACGTTACTTGCAACTGAAGTACCTACCGATACATTACTGGACTGAGTGAACTCACCAAACATTTTAGTACCAGCTGGATGCAATAAATTATCTACAAACTGTCTATATTTTTGCAAAGCAGTTTTTGATCTAATAACATAACTGTAAACTTGATAAAAGAAATTATCTTGTAATCTGTTATTCCATGATAAGAAACCTTTTGTATCTGTATACTTACCTTCATATGATCTTAAACCTGTAATAGAAGGTAGTCCACTTGCATTAGCAACTGGTGTTCTTGTATTATTAACAATTGTTAAATTTTCATATTTGTTAAAACTTAATCCACCATCAGTTACTGTAGTTGACTTCAATGCACCATCAACATGAGTAGCTGTTATAATTGCATTATTACCTTTGAAAGTAGTTGGTCTATCTGGATCAACTAATCTTAATTCTGCTACTGCTGGATTCCTGACTGATATAGTTGGAATGTTAACATAATTGTATCCATAACTTGTTGTATAAACACTATTGATTGTTCCAACTGTTGTATTAGTAAAAGCCAATGCATTTCCAAGTTTACTATTTACATTTGCTGTAGCTAAGTTAGCACTCAAAGTTCTAGCATTAGCTCCTAATCTTGCAAATGCAGTGTTAGTGTTTGAATTAGTTGTACCACCTGTTACATTTAACGGAACATCAGCAACTGCAGATATATCATCACTATCAATTAATAAAAGTTCAGTATTACTTAAAGAAGAAACATAGAATGATGCACCTGTACCGTTATCATCAGCTGTTACAGCAATAATATTATTTCCTAATGTATAACCTTTACCACCATGAGATACTGCAAACTGTATAGCACTAAAATTATCTGTTTCTGCAACTGTTGCTGTACCGTCTCTTGTTGAAGTTGGTGTAGATAATGTTAAACTATCTCCAATAACATAACCAGCACCTTTATCAGCTAAATTAATACCTGTTATAGCACCAGTAATATTATAGATGGTTGCATTAACAGTATTACCACTATTTCTGACTAATTCTAAATCTTGAAAGTCACCACTAATACCTGACAAGAATAATTCTTGCACAATAAATCCAGATTCAGTTGTTCTTGTAATTCTTTCTACTTTTGCAGTAGCACCACTACTTAAACCTGTAATGTTTGTACCTAAAAGAGTTTCAGTATTTCCTAAAGCAGGATCTCCAACTCTGATACTATTTTCTTTTACAAATCTACCATCTGATGCCCTTAGTATACTTTCACCTGGATCATATATTTCAATCTCTTGACCATACAATGCTCTAAATAATAATTTGTAACTTTTTTCAGATCCTCTTGAAGTGTATAAATCCTTTGCTCTTTTAAGTAAAAAATGAGTATTAGCTTGTGTTGATCTTGGTATATCTGGAATGATCTCTCTTCTTAGATATTCAGTATACTTGTCTATAGATGTATCAATATCTTGATTGTTTAATAAATTCCTACTTGCATCTAAAACATTGTTAGCTGTTGAGTTTCCAGATTCCAAAAACTCATAATAACCTTCCATGAAGGCTTGAAATAAAGGTGCATCTGATCTTATAAAATCTGGAAGCTGTTGACCTATCTGAGAAGATATTTTATCTGATACAGCCATTAGTACACCAGATTAGTTACACCACCTGTTGATCCTGTAGATAAGATTCTTGCTGTTTCACTTGTTATAGTTTCTGTTGTTCCTGCTGTAGTAACATTTGAAACACTAGATTCTGTAACACCAGTTGAATCGTTTACTATATCAATAGAGGCTTTTGAGATTAATAAAATCATATTTCTAGCAGGACTAATATCATTGATAGCTGGTTTAGCATTAACTTCAATAGTACTGGAGCTTGTTATAATAACACTTTTGATTACAACTAATCCTGAACTATAGTTAACTGTTCCAGCAGAAGTGTTCAAGTAAGTTTTGTTATTTTGAGAATCTAAATAATAAATTCTTAATATTCCATTACCATCATCATCTAAGAAACATGTTTGATTTTGAAAAGTAAATGAAGTACTTGATACAGCTCCATAATGTCCTGCATGTGGATTTGAAATACTATTATTAAATGCAATACTATATGAAGTTGTAATGTTTTGATTAGGAGTAAATCTTTTCATCATTGAATATGTTATATTAGCACCCAATATACTTGTATCACTTGAAACAACATCATTGATAAAATCACTTTCTCTAAATTTTCTATCAAATAAACTTAAATTAGATGTTTCAAAGTTTACAACTGCTGTTGAAACTTTATCTGATATTGATCCTGCTGTTAAAGTAGTTTGTCCTACATCATATCTTACTGTAATTCTTGGAACAACATATAGAAATGTAGCATCAACAAACGTTGGTGATATAGTTACAACATTTTTAGACTGAAGTAAAGTAACTAACTCTGACTTTCTTTGATCAGATAATAAATTACCACCATTAGGTTTAGCAGCTATATAAACTTTTCCATATATTGGAGGATCATTATCTTCACCACCCCATACACTAACTGCTTGAATATCTGGAGCTTCAGCTAAAATAGTTCTTGCATAATCATTTTTAATAACTGCTCTGTTTTGTCTTTGAAAACTTTTAGGTGCATTAAACTTAATACTTGGAATAGATTCTGCATTTGCACCTCCAAAAGCTGAGTTGGCTACTGATACTGTAAATGATGCTTGTCCACCAATAGAAGAAGGTGAAACAAAATTATTTGCTCCATTAGTTATTGAACCATTTACAACATTATAGTCTGCGATTACTATATTACCATTATCTAATGCAGTACCAAGTACTCCATCACCAAATAATAATTCATATTTTCCATTTTCATTTTCTTGTATGAAATAAACATTACTATTAGCTGATACATCAACTAAATTACTTGCTTCAGTAAAAGTTCTTAATGAAGTATTAGAAGAACTTGTTTGAATTCTTATTTTAATAGTCGTTGTATCTATATTTGGATTACCTAATACAAATCTTTGACCATCATTATTTGTATTAACAGTAAATCTTTGTGTTATTGGTTCACCTTCTTTAATTGAAATAGTATTACTTGTATATCCAGTAGATTGAAGTAAAACATATGGCTGTCTAGTTGTAAACTTATATTGTATTCCATCTATGGTTGAAGTAAACAATGTATTTGAAGCAACAGTAACACTAGTTAAATTAGTAGATGGTGTTACAGTTAGATTAAGTGTTGCAGAAGATCCTCTAGCTGATGTAGGAGTATATCCTAACATTTTAGCTCTTGCAACTACATTGTTTCTAACTTGAGCACTATCAAGAAACATTTCATTACCAACCATGTTAACATATATTGCATTATAATATGTGTTGTATGATAACAGGTCTATAATATTAGATAAAGCGCTTCCTTCAAAGTCATAATCAGTAAACTCTGGTTTACTTCTTAAAAAATTTTTAAGATTAGTCTTTATACTATTAAAGTTAAGATCAGTAACTCTTATTGCACTATTTGCTTTAGCCATTATCTAACCCTTGTTAAAAAGAAACTGACTACTTCTGGATCAGTTTGATTAACTGCTCTAAATTTAATTGTAACATCTATTGAATTTGCATCTATATTTGAGTTAACAAAAACATCTATTAGTTCAGCTCTTGGTTCATATTCTCTTATAACATCCTCTATATCAGCTTGAATATCAGATTCTATTTGAAGACCATTGCTAGCTAGATCAAATAATCTAGATCTAATATTTCCACCTAGAAAAGGTTGATATGGTCTTTCACCTTTGTCAGTTAATACTAATGTTTTAAGTGCTCTTGAAATAGCAGCATTATTTGTAAGAGTATTAATTTTTCTTGTAACAGGATGTTTATCGAATAGTAAATCAACATCTCTATAAACAACATTTTTGATTACTGACACTTTATCTCCTAATTATTTTTCATATCTTGGATTTCTTTGCGTCTATCTTTACATAGTTTCGAAATCTCACTCAATGCTTTTCGAGCTCTAGTACCGGCGCTTTTATTTCCTGATACAGCCTTTTCATTTTCATTAGTATAAGTATTGAAAAGACTTACTAAAGTTTCATGTATATCCATAATTATCTCCTTTTACATTATTTATGTGTTTAACCAGCGAATACGTTATCAGAACCTTCAGCAACTGAAGTACAAGATGATATTGCATCTCCTATACGACCACATCCTTTTCCATTAATAAAAACAGTGGTGGATCCAGTAGCTATTGGTGCTGCATGTGATGGACAAGGTAATCCTGGTAATAAATGTACAGTATTGTTATCTCCTTGTCTTGATACACCTATATTATTAACAAATACATCAGGTGAATGTTGATCTCTTGCTGGTGTTGAACAATGAGTAACGTCCTTATCACCTTCTCTTGTTACTGCCTTACTCGCCATTTGACTCTCTCCTTAATAGTTCATGTAATTTTTTATCAAATTCTTCTATCATTTTATGATCTTCTTCACTATGTGGTGTAGGTGGATATTCTGGATTATATTTTAATAATCTATAAAACTTATCTGGTATATCATTATAGTTATCATATTCAATAATACTTCTATCGAACATTTTTACTCTATATGATCCTTTCATACTATTCCTTATTTAAATGTATTTCATCACCATATATTTCAACATCACCACTTGCTCTAGTTGTTTGACTACCATAAGTTTCAGATACACTACTTGAAACTGACTCAGATTTACTTGAATTATAAGTTTCAGAAACTGATCCAGTTACAGTTGTTCCTTTTGTTCCACCGACACTTTGTATAAAGTTTACATTACAAGTTTCTGTTTGATTTTTATGTACAGTTATAACATTGTTACCATGAATAGTTTCATATTTGTTTCCATTAACTTGTACTTTCCAGTTTCCTTTTATGTAAGTGTGACAATGACTATCAATAGTTAGATTACAAATACCTTTAATATGAACATTATCATCACCTGCTACAATAGTATAATTATTTGCAACTATTCTAGTAGTTTTAACTCCAGCTTTATCTATTTCATAAAAAGTTCCTGTTTTATGATACTCATGTATTCTTTCATTATGAGTTGTATCATCATATTCTTTTATATGGCCTGACTGTGTTGCAAATACATGATTATTAGGATAGACTGCTGCATATGCACTAGCAGGTTCATTCCATGAATAATCTGTTTCCCAATGTTTACCAGCTGGATCCATTAATGCTGTTGGCACAGATAATGATCTTCCATCATTTTTTGAAGATATTACACTGTGAGCATTGTTAGCATCATTTCGTGCTAATCTATTTGTATCTGGTTCATGTGCAACTGTTGGATACCTTCCTTCTGGATCATTAAACCCAACATTCTTTGTATTTTCATCAGCTTTATAACTTGGAATACCAGGAATGGATCCTAATATCATAGGACGTTGAGCAAACTCGCCATCTAAGAAAAAACCTAATACCCAACTTCCTTGTTTTAAACCATTAGGTGAAGTTCCTATACCTGATGTAGATGGATTATTAGCTGGCATCATAACTTGAGCCCAAGGTAAATCTTTTGTTGGAATAGTTCCTTTATTTGGAACGTGCCAATCATAACATCTAACTTTAACTCTTCCAGTCTTTAATGGATCCATAATATCTTCAACAACACCAATAAACCAGACAAATCCATTTAATCCTAAGTAATCTCTATCAAATGTTTTATTACTCATTATGTTCTACTTTCTTCCTTTGTCTTTAATGACTTTTCTCTAATGACTTCAACTGGATCTCCATAACTATCTTTGATAGCTGAAATTACTGTATTGTAACTACTCTGTCCTTGTTGAAATGTTTGTCTTAAACTGGTTATTAAAAATTTTGGAACGTGTATTTGTTTACCTGGTTTATCTGTGCCAAATAATAATTGATACCTAGTGTTTTTAGGATCACCTAAGTTTTGTGGTAGGTAAACATATATGGTTTGTCCAACTGTTAGATCACTATTACCTGGAACAACAAATGATATCATTATATTATCTAAAATAGCTTTGCCTGAAATTCTTCTATTTAATAATTCATGTTTTATTCTTGGGTTGGCTACTTTTGGATCACCACTTTTAATATCACTTAGTCTTTCATTAGCTTCAGAGTTTTTTATAGTTCCAGATTCTTTATCTCCACCACCAACTGGATACAAATATTCATTTGCTTTTTCATATTGTTTAGATAAATTAAATTGTGTTGCTTCACCTGTTGGAACTGAAGAAGTAGACAATTCAGAAGTTATATATCTTGTATGTGTTGATCCTGAATTTTTAAAAAAAGTATCAGCTGAATTTATTCTACCAACATCCATAGGTGATAGTTGATCAGCTGATTCAATATATGAAAATGTCTTCTCGTCAAATCTTTTTGTTAGTAAATCTATAGCTGCAACTCTATTACCATATAATCCTATACCTAAATTATTTACAGTGTCAAATGTTTTTTTTACATCATATGAAACTATAGTTCTTAATATGACTGGATAAGATTCTCCATCATCAGTAAATGTAGGTGCAGATTTAGGTTCTATTCCTGGATCTTGGACATAAAAACTTGCTACAGGTTCTCTATTTTTTAATTCAGTAATAGTTGTTAAATGAAATCCAAATAAATCTTGATAAAAAACATAATCACTTACATTAGTTGATACTTCATGTTGTGCTTCTTCTTTGAGATATGTTATAACTTCAAATGGTGTTAATCCAGGAGCAATATAAGAAGAACTATTTTTAGATTTTATGACATCATTGGTTCCGATCCCATATAGTTTTGGAAGTTTATTGTATGGTCTAAAGTCTTCATCTGTATCAACAAAATTACTTTTCCACAAATCTCTTGCAGCTTCTATACAATTTTGACCAACAAAACTTTGATTAATATCCATCATTTCGTTTAATAACATATGATCATCAACACAATGTAGAACATAGTTTTGTTGTCTTTCAGATGACTCAACTCTTTTTCCTATTTTATAAACACGAAATGATCTAATTCTGTTTGTAAATTCTATTTGAGTTCCTGGAGATTCAGGATCAAGATCTTTAAGTGGTTCTGTTGAGTCTGTATTTTCTTTAGCTGTTTTAAAACCTGCTGACCTATAAGAAAGTGTAATGTATTCATCTCCTACAATAGGAAGACCATCTATAAGACCCATTGCATCTGCAATAATGATATCACAGCTAGTAACGTTTTTAAATAAATCTTCATAAATGTTAAAACTTTGAACTAAGGTAGTTATATCAATAACCTTTTCTTCAAAGTTTGTTATAACAAACTGATAATTTGGAGCAAACTCATGTGCTCTTGTTACTATTTCTTGAGACATTAGTTATAATTTTCACTGAATATTGCTTCTACTTCTGTTATGATATCTGGAACAAACCTTTCATCAAGTAATTTTATTTCACGTTTAGCATCATTCAATTCTTCATAATATTGATATGCATCTATTTCTTCACGAACACTAGTTGATAAACTATTATAAGTATTTAAATCTATTACAACAGTTCTTTTTGGTACAACTGTTCCATCAATAAGTGTTGATTGTTCATTTAAAATTTTTCTATATTCAAACACTGTTGATTTTGCTACATCAACACTTCCATATAATGATTTCATATAAGCAGTAAATTTTCTATAATCAAGTGGCCAATCATAATAAGGATCCATCATATTATTACAAAGAAATATTAACCAATCTAATGTTTCATCTCCATAATATTTAAATGCAATCAAGTCTGGTCTATCTCCATCTCTAACAGTATAATTGTAATATATTGCTGCCTTTTGTTGAAGTATATCTCTTATCTTATATCTTTTAGTAATATCGGTCAACAATAAAGGTGAATTGTTTTTCTTTATATCATAATTTATTTTTGGAAATGGTCTAAAATAAAAACTCATTATCTACCTTTCTTTTCAATATCATCTTTAGTAACAATAACTGTTTCAGTAAAGTCTAAGTTAAGTTGAATATTGGCTGGTGCTTTAAACTTTCTACCTGATTGAGAAGTTGCTGTTGCATCATAATATAATGGTGTTCCTTCACCATGATAATCAACTGAAACATTATCTAAAACACAATCTCCAAGTTTAAATAAAAAATCATTATGTTTAAAATGAATCTTAAATTGATTTGGATAATTAATAAAATGTGATCCTTTTTCTATAGAAGGTGCACCATAAAATTTAAAGAAAAATATCATTTTATTTAAAACAACGCTCTCTTCTTGATTTTTTGGTCTTAAATTATATGTAAATTGAAACTTTCTAAACTGAGGTCTTTCATAAATTACTGCCATATGTGGATTAACTGCTTTACCAGCTGCAGCTGCTATACCTTCAACTCCTTTTGCTAGTCCTGCTCCAATAGCAGCACCTGCCACTCCACCTCCAGCTGCACCAGCTATAGCACCACCTTCTGTTGCAGCTTGAAGCAACATAGCTCCAGCACCAGATACACCTAATTTTTCTAATGCATCTTCATATGTATTTGATGCAGCTTCAGCTATTCTGTCTCTACCTTCTGCTGTATTAATATCAGCACCAGCAAAGTCTCCTTTATTTTCTTGAAATGCACCTGTTATAGCAGCTCCTAAAGGTCCTAGATCGGTATTCTTATAGGTTTGTGCATAAGCAACTGGAAGTTGATTTGGCATTGGGAGTCTAACTGAACCTAATAAACTTTTATTTGCTCTTGGAACTCCAGCTGCAGGAAAATGTTGTTCTGCATATGCTCCAAACTGTACATAGTGATCAACTGTTTCCATGTTTACTGGAAAGTTTAATGATCTACCAGGACTTAATCCTTTGAATATATTTCTTAATGGACCATCATCTTCAGGATTACCAGTACCTGCTTGTGTTGATCTTTCTTGTCTTCCTTCCATGAAGGTTGAAGTTGCCATTTTTCCTTGACTTTCTTAGTATAAAATTATAAAATACAGTATGATCTTTTCAAAGTATAAAGGTTTATTTAAACCTAAGAACCCTAAAAAATACAAAGGCGATCCTACTAATATTATTTATCGTAGTTCTTGGGAAAAACAGATGATGATTTATTTTGATAATAATGATCATGTTATTGAATGGCAAAGTGAAGAGTTTTTTATACCATATAAACATCCAATAGATGGTAAGTATCACAGATACTATCCAGATTTTCTTGTTAAAGTCAGAAATAAGAATAATTTAATAAAAACAAGAATGGTTGAAGTTAAACCATTTAAACAAGTTCAAGAACCTAAAGTACAAAATAGAAAGACTAAACGATATATCAATGAAGTTAAGACATTTGCAATAAATACTTATAAGTGGAAAGCTGCCAGAGAATTCTGTGAAGACAGAGACTGGGAGTTTGTTATAATAACAGAAAAGGAATTAGGTTTACAAAGTTGGTAGCATACATTTATCAAAAGTTAGTTGAAGAAGGAGTAAGAGCTGGTCAAGTTCCCGCTAGAACTAGAAGTGCAAGAAATTGGTTTAGAAATTTAGCTGAACAAACAAGAGGATCAACTCCCAACCAAATAGTAAATACAGCACCTAAAGTTCAATTAACTAGACAGCCTCAAATAGGTTTTATGTATAACTTTTTTTATGATCCAAAATTAAAAGATACTTTACCATATTATGATATGTTTCCATTAATTTTTCCATTTAAAAGAGGTTTTGCTAGAGCACGTGCAATAGAAGGTGGATCCTTTCTTGGAATTAATTTACATTACTTACCACCTCAACTAAGAGCTAGATTGATGGATGCATTATATACTGTTTCTACTGATAAAAAATTTGATGAAGACACACGTATTAGAATTAGTTATAACATACTAAATAAGGCTAGCAAGTTCAGATTTTTTAAACCTTGTGTTAAAAGATATCTTGTTAATAGAGTTAGAAGTAGGTTTGTTAAAATAAATGCAGATCAATGGGACACGGCTTTATTTTTACCAACCGAAAGATTTAGAAAGAAAAGTAAATCATTTGTATTTAGACAAAGTAGAGAAATGATAGCATAATGGCAGGAAAAATTACACCAAACGGTAGATCTAATTTTGCAGGTACTATTAATAGAACTGGTATCGCAAAACTATCTCATTTTATGTTAACCTTTACTGCACCTAGTACTGCAATGGGTAAAAGGTTAAACAATAACATTGGTAAAGCATTTCAAGAAGATAAAAAAAATAGATTTGTAGCTTGGGAAAGTGAAGGTATTACAAATTTAGCTTTTAGATGTGAGAGAGTTTCTTTACCCGGAAGAATTATAGTTACTTCACCTTACAAAGAAGGTAACTATGGATTAGTAAGAGAATATCCAACAAATGCAGTTTATCAACCTGTAGATGCTACATTTATTATGTCGGAAGATTATAGTGAGAAAATTTTCTTTGAGTTGTGGCAAGATTTAATTATAGGTCCACATAGAGCAAGAGGTGATTTATCAACTGAACATGGAACAAAAGATTTAAATTATATGGATGAATTTACTTGTCAAATGACGATACATTGTTTCTCTGAAGTAGGAGGAAGAGAAGGATTAAAAGAAGTATATAATTGTTCATTGCAAGAAGCATATCCAAGAACTATTCAAGATTTACAACTAGATTGGTCTTCTAATGATGTAGTAAGATTAAATGTAGTATTTGATTACAAATATTTTCAAGATCAATCATTTAACGAGATTGAGTCGTCTGCTAAACCTAGATTAGGTGGTTTCTTTGCAAGAACAGGTTTAGGTGCTGCAACGGCTTCATTAGGTGGTAGAGCCATTTCAGGTTTATCACCAAGAACTCAACAGGCAATAGGAGGAGTGGTGTCAGGAGGATTGGCAACGAGAGTTGCAAGTAAATTATTTTTTTAAGGAGATATAATGCCATTACCCCAGATAACAACGCCTGAGTTTACAACTATATTACCATCAACAGGAGAAAAGATTTCTTATAGACCTTTTTTGGTTAAGGAAGAAAAAATCTTGTTAATGGCTCAAGAAGGTAGAGATAAAGACGAGATACAAAAAGCAGTTTTAAATATTCTTGAAGAATGTGTTAAGACACCTATTGATGTAAACAGTCTTCCTTTATTCGATATTGAATGGTTGTTTATTCAGTTAAGATCTAAAAGTGTTGGTGAGGTTATTGAACTTAAAGTGAGACACATAGAAGATAAAGAATGCAATCATTCTAATCCAGTTGAAATAAATTTGGAAAATTTAAAAATGCATCAGGATCCAAATCATTCTAATATTATTATGATAGACGATAACATTGGAGTTACTATGGGATATCCTTCACTTAAATTGATTGGTGATAAAGATCCATCTAAAACTAAAATGAGTGATGTTTTTAATATTATTTGTGATTGTGTTATAAATGTGTTTGACAAAGATCAAGTATACAATGACTTTTCACCTACAGAAATTGATAAATTTATTGGTGATTTGGATCAAAAAACATTAATTAAGTTTATGGACTTTTTTAAAACTATGCCAAAACTTAAACATACTATCAAATATAAGTGTGAAAAGTGTGGTGCTGAAGTTGAACATGAACTTCAAGGTTTGTTGGATTTTTTTTTATAAGTTTGAGTCATGAATCGCTAGGAAATCACTTTCAAACCAACTTTGCTATGATGCAACACCATAAATATTCATTGACAGAGTTAGATAATATGATACCGTTTGAAAGAAAATTTTATGTGGCCATGCTAATTGATTATATAGAAAAAGAAAATGAAAGAATTAGACAACAAAATGCAAGTAGGAGTAAACACTAATGGTTGAAGCTGCATCACCATCATTACCAATTGTACCTAATACAGAAAACATCAAAAAAATTAGAGATGTAGTTTTAGAAAAAGAAACTGCTGATACAGGTCCTTCTGAAGGCAGTTCATTAACTGATTTATCAGGTGAGTTTGGTGATGCATTAAAACCAGCTACTGATATGCTAGCAAGGATTAGAAATGTATTAGATAATATTAATGGTAGTATAGCATTTTTAAGTGGACAGTTACTTGATGCCATGGGTGCTGATAAAGAAGCTAGGGAAGCAGCTGCTGCAGAAGCTGCTGTGGAAGGAGCAAGAACACCTGATGTTCCTAAAGAGGAAGAAGATAAAGTTGTAGTAAATGTTGCTGATAAAGCAAGAGGTATTTTAGATTTGATATTTGGAGCAATAGGTACGTTGATAGCTGGAAAAGTAATTAAAGATTTTTTATCAAAAAATTTTCCTGAGCTTTCCAATAAGATTGACACATTTTTTGAAGATTTAGTTGCAGGTATTAGAACTTTTGCTTTACCTGCTTTTGTAGGAGGTATAGCTAAAATATTTGGAGGTATAGGAAATAAAATTAGATCATTAGGTCAGATGTTAGGTATAGTTGAAAAAACAATGGATGTTGGTAAAACAGTTGGACCAATAACTAAAGCATTTCAAGCTATAGGTAAATTTTTAGGTACTCTTGGTAAGTTAGTGCCGTTTGCAAGTAAGCTACCTGGACTTAATTTAATATTTGGTATAATAGATATCTTCAAAGGCTTTCAAATGGGAGAAGAAAAGTTTGGAGGTATACTTGGAGGTTTAGTTGGATCCGTTGAACAACTACTTAAAGGTTTTATTGGAATGCCGTTAGATCTTCTGAAGAAAGGGATATCATTTATATTTGAGAAGTTAGGTTTTGAAAATGTTTCAGAAGCATTAGATAATTTTAGTTTTCAAGATTTGATAGGTAATATAGTAGAAGGTCTTGTTGACTTTGTCAAAAGTATTTTTGGTTCTATAAAAAAAATAATTAACAAGGCAGCTAAGTTTATTCCTGGATTTGATGGTTTTGAAATGACTGAAGCTGAAAAACAAGCTCAGGTTCAAGAAGAAGTAATGTCTCCAGAAGCTCAAGAAAAAATAAGAGAAAGAGCTATTGATGAGTTAGGAGGAGACTTTGAAAAAGGTGGTATTTTAAAAATAAACAAATCTAGAGAAGAATTAACTCCAGAACAAAATGAAGCTGTTGCTCAAAAAATGGCTGAAATAACCAAACAAGAATCTGAAAAAATATTAGGTCAACCTACAAAGATTATAGAAGAAGAAATTGAGAAAGGTGCTACACAAAAAGCTATAGAACAAGCAGAAGCTATTGAAAAAGGACCTATGACTACAACAGGATCTGATCTTAAAGAAAGAGGTCAAGAACCAAAAACAATTGCGTTAGTGAATCAGCAAACATCAGCACCTCAAAATGTAGATAATAGAACAGTAGTAAACAATACTAATAATAATACTTCTGTAACTCGATCCACACCAAATATTGATACACATAATAATGATTCATCTCTATTTGGTGCAGTAGCGAGTACTTACTCTATTTAATCGTTCAACATTTTCTTAAACATATCCATATCAGCATCATCTTCTTCAGGAGCTGGAGCAACACTTTCTTTAGGTGGTGTTACTGATGGAGCAGGTTCTGGTGCAAGCTCAACATCTTCTGCTGTTACATCAGATGAACTTGTCATAAGAACTTTGTTTAATTTAGCTTCTAACTCTTGATAAGTTTTGAAGTTACTTGGATCAATAAACTCATTCAAAGAATATTGACTAGCCCAAACTTGCTCAACCTTAGAATCATCTTCATCTAACTTTCCAGGCTTCTCAAACTCAGACTTATCATAGTTTCTATAACCTTCTAAGTTACGAATCTTGATCTTAAAGTTTGCACCTTCCCAAAAGTCAAATGGATTCAAAGGTTTCTCATCTTCGAACTGTGGGTTCATAGCTTCATTAAGTTTATCAAATATCTTCTTACCATATCTGAATAGTTTAACTTGACCATTGTTCTCTGGATTAGATGGATCGTTAACAATGTAGACATTACTAATGTATAGTAATCTTCTTTTCTGTTTACGAGCTTGATCTTTACCAGCATCATCTCCTCTATTCCATAACATATTATTATGTTTAGTTACAGGATCATCTTTACCTAATGTAGTTAAAGAGTTTTCAATATACCATCCACCAGGACCTTGAAAGCCATGGTTGAATATTCTAACCCAAGGAATATCTTCTCCTTTAGCAGCAGGTAAAAATCTAATAACAGCATAACCGTTACCAGATGCATCTACACTTGGCTGCCAAAAGCGTTCATCTTTACCTCTTTGTTCGTTAGATGTTAGCTTATTTGTTTCTTTAAGTAATGCGTCCAGACTGGACTGTGATGAGCGTTTAAGCTCTGCAAATGATTGTGACATCTTATCTCCTTATATTGCATTGTATTAAAATTGTCCACGTTATTCATAATATAAAACTATTTATAGTATAATGTATTATCTATGTTCGGTCAACAGTTGTTTTTGTTCATTGAGTGCAGTTTTAAGTTCTTCTATAATTCTTTTTTGTTTCTTAACTTTACTTCTTAACATTTGTAGTTCACCAACATATGCCTCTACTTCATTGTTCATGCAAACACCTTCCTCATTATTTGTTTTGCTTTGTTAGTATCATATTCAATAAATGGACTGTACTTATCCATACGTTTTTTAAACTCTGTCCAAACTGGATCATCTAAAACTTTATTCCATCTTCTTGAATAGTTTAATGTCTTATCTATAATGATCATAGTTTCAACAAAGATATCATTTCTCAAAACACATTGAAGTAATATTGGATGTCCATTTTCCATAACAAATAAACTATTGAAATCTAGATCTCTATCGCTATAATATTCTTTCAAAAACTTTAAGTCTTGTTCAAAGATATAAGAGAGCTTTATCTGTCTAGCTTTCCATTCATTATAAACAGATTCTGCTTTCTGAGTTAAAACATTACCGATCCAAAAGTCTTCACCATCAGCAAAGTTACTAACAAATAAATCTCTTAGATCATTATCTTTATATTTTCGTTGAAGTTTAGCAAAGAAGAACTTATCTTTTCTTTTAAGAAAGCTATCTTCCTTAGCATTCACCTTACCATTATATTTAAAAAAATCATAACTTGTTGTAAAATGATTCTTAACTGCTAAGTAAAGTTTATAAGCATTGAAACCTTCATATATGTTCTTCATCTTTAATAAAATTTAATTTTGTAGCTTCTTCTTTTAGTTGTTTCTTTATTTTTTGGTTAACAAGTTTAGCAGCACTTTCTACTTCTAACTGATTCTTATAACAATAGTCCATGATTGCATCCATATAAGTTATATCTTTTTCTTCTACCATATCAGTAATAATTTTACTGAACTTAGAAGTTGACATTATATTATGCATTCATTTTTCCAACACTCCTTCTCTGAATATCTTCAGATAAAAGTTCTGGCCAGTATATCTCAAAAGCTATTGTATCTTTATTTGCTTTGAATAAATGATACTCACCTGGTTTGACTGCCATGAAGTCTCCAGCATACAAAATAGTTTTATCAACTAACTCATAATCATTTTTATAAACATGGATTTCCATTTCACCTTCTTCTATGAAAAATCCATTCCACTTATGCGAGTGTTTATGTGTACTACATTCACCTCCAGCATTAACTTCAATTCGGTGAAACTCTACAACAGGATTTTGAAGTAGAGCTCTTGTCTCACCCCATACTTTACCAGCTTTCAATTTATTCCCTTTCTTTGTAAAAAATATGATCTTCGTGAACTACTGTTTTAATCTTTTCCTTTGCCCATCTTGGTTTAACATAATAAGCATGATAGAAAAGAGCTCCATCAGTAACATCTCTCATAGTATACTTTGATAATACTTGATGGGCAACAGCTAATGCAATATTATAAGATTCAATGTCTGTTATGATATCCGCTTTGCCATCACAGTACCAACTAAATTGACATTTATGTTTTAAAGGTACTTCTTTATCCATTTTTTCTTTATACCATGTGCTAAGTTGTGCTTCATATACAACACCACAAACAGTATTAGGATAATCTGGACTTTGTACTCTATTCATAACTACCTGACTAACAGCAATCTGTGAAAGTACAGATTGGTTTCTTGCTTCAAAATAAGCATTCTTAGCAAGACATACAACACTTTCTTGTTTAGTGTTTTCTTCATAAGACACATTGTGTGTCGTATCAGCAGCATACATATTGTTAATAGTATTAAGATGTTCGCTCAATAGTCTAGGTGGTTTTTCGTCCCCTCTCTGATCTTCGGGATATTCAATTGTAATGATTTGCAATATAACATAAAATAATGCAAATGCCATTAACCAATTTGGTATTAGATTTCTCATAATGCCTCCTTTTAAGTCGCAATATTATTTAGAATTATATTTTAATTGATTTTGTGTTATAAGTCAAGCTATTTTTCTGAACTGCATCCACACTTCACTTCATAATCTTTGACAGCAGCTTTGATAGCATCTTCTGCAAGAACAGAACAATGGATCTTAACTGGTGGTAGCGCCAAAGTTGTTGCAATGTCAGTATTCCTAATTTTTGTTGCTTCATCTGTAGCTTTTCCTTTAACCATCTCCGTTATTAATGAACTGGATGCAATAGCTGAACCACATCCAAATGTTTTAAATTTAGCGTCAGTAATTTTATTAGTTTCAGGATCTACTTTAATTTGTAGTTTCATTACATCACCACAAGCAGGTGCTCCTACTAATCCAGTACCGACGTTTGGATCCTCTTTGTCCATAGAACCGACATTGCGAGGATTCTCATAATGATCTATAAGTTGTTTACTATATGCCATGTAAGTATTTATTTAAAAGATGTGGGCAGATTCAATCCTTGAAGGAATTATACTCTGCCCAAACTTTGGTATTACTGCTCTGCGCAGGCGTAAGAGTTGATCTCTAGTCCTACTGAAATCTCAGTAATTTGAGGTTTTGTCCAAGCCATGATTGCTCCTTATATTAAATATTAATATTTGATTTGAGCCGGTTGCCTAAACGACCGCGGACCTCATACCATTATGTATATAACTATACATCATTGTACCTTAATCTACGATTAATAAACCGTTAAGAAAACTGCTAAAATCGTTAAGAAACATATTTTTTTTTATTATCATACAGAATTATTATTATTTATTTCATGAATATTAGCTCATTAGATTGAGTCTTTGTACAAAACCATATTCATGTATCATGTTAAATTTAAAGTCTTTGATAGTTTCTAAGTCTCTTACAAATATATCAGAAGGACATATAGCATTCTTTCCAGTTACATCTGGTTCAAATACTATAGCAAGTCCAGGATAGTATTTTATAAACACTACATGATCTTTATTTGTAAGTACTTCAATCCTCATTTCATCCACTCTTTAAGTTTATCAAGAGGTTTCATGAGTGGTCTATATGCACTCATTATAAGAGCTATATGATCATCTAGCTTCTTCTCTATCCTATCTATTTTCTTTTCTATTTTATCAATCTTATCCATAATTTGCTTTGGTGGGTAATCAGACACTAAAACTTTCTCCACATCCACATGAAGATTTAGTCAATGGATTATCTATCTTTAAAAAACTACCCATAAGTTCTTGTACATAATCTATAGTGCTACCCATAATATACATTTCAGAAGTTTTGTCAACAGCTAATTTTATATCATCTCTGATAGGAAATAAACTGTAACCATCAATAGGTTCTTCTGCATAGTCCCATTTGTAACTAAAGCCAGCACAACCACCACCAAGTACTCCAAATGTAACTATCTTCTTATTATTCTTTACAGCTATACTGTAGATATAATCTTTAGCAGAATCAGTAAGTGTTATCATATTCGAACTCATTTCCTAAATTATCTTTTGCATATATTTTAACATGTTTACCTATTGTATGTATAGGCATCATAAAGAAAACATCTTGTGCGATACCTATAGTACCATTATACTCCCAAACTAAATTATCGTCAACCCACATTTTAACATTATCAATATATTCAGCAGGTATCTCTGTTCTTGTTAGTTGATTAAACTGCATTCCTGAAAAATTAGGATGCCATATTTTAATCTTTGTCCAACCATTAGATTGTAATAAGTTAATTGTACCGAATGGTTGATCAGAAGTCAACACTGGTGGTGCTGAACAACCTCCTGCTGCTTTTATATATTGTTTGTTATATCTTAATGCATCATAATTATTTTCTGATATAACTCTTAGATCTGTATATGCATTTACTCTTACATTAGTCATAATATGTGGTACCATTTCAAAGAATTCAAATGTAGCACAACATGGTGTTGGGTTCTCGTCTATAACTAAAGTTAGTTTGGTATAGTCTGCAACACCAGGTGCTCTATCATATAATGATATCTCTACTCCAGCTGGATCCAAAGCTCTATATGGTGCTGTTATTAATATACTATTATCATACCATACAGTTTTATCTCCAACTACTTCATCTTTTAAATATTCATCCCAAGTTGACTTTGCATATGCTTGTGCTGCTAATAAACATCCTATTGCAGCTGCTGCCATAACACAATACATAAACCATCTTAAAAACCAATCTGGTTCTCTCATTTTGTTCTCCAATCTCTTTTATCGCCTCTCGGCTGAGTTACTTGTTTCATACACGTATGATCACTATGTGTAGTTATAACAAATTCATCTCTTACTTCTTTATTTTACTAATCTACAAGCGACAAGGTATTGATTTCTTTCATCATATAATCTACCCTTACCACTCCACTTGTAGTTTTTAATTAATGTAGGATGTACACAATAAGGTGTATGTACATGACTTATAGTAAATGTCGGATAAAGTAAAATTGCTAATATTAATATGTATTTCATTTCTTAATTTTATCTATAATTTTATTAGGGCAAGGATATTTATATTTGATTATAATGGTTTTGTTTATCATATCATAATGATATAAACATTTTAAAACTCTATTTCCACTTTCAATTGTCCATTCTTGTCCAACTAATCTATAAGTAGCATAATTCTCTATACTATACGCTAATGTACTAAAAAAGACAACTATTAAAAAGATGTAATGAAATCTATGAATGATATTACTCCAAATGCAACTATTACAAATAAATAAATCCAAAACCAATGACTTGACATACATTTTCTTAAAAATTTATCCACTTTATTTCCCCATAGCTTTCCAAATAATATAGAATACAACCCACAAACTACATAAAGCTCCAACACTAACCAATATCCACATAATTAATTGTTCTCGTTCTCTTTTTTTTCTTAGTATAGCTTCTTTTCTTTTCTTTCTTATATCTGCTTGTATTCTTAAAACTTCATTCCATGCATTAGGACCATGACTTAAATTTATAAAAGTTCTAAGTTCTTCTTCCATAGCTTTCACTTTTTTTTGATGAGCAAAGATTTCAAGTGCCTCTTCTTCAACAGACATACCTGGTCTTTTTTGTTTTTTAGCTTCTTGTTCAACAGCTTCGACAGACGTCATCCATCTACCTATATCACCATACATACTCTCTACTTCTCTACCAACTTCAAAGCCTTTTTTGATAGTATTGAAGGCAGCTGTGGCTGCAGTTATTGCTGTAATTGGATCCATTTGTTTCTCCTCTACCCATATTTATGTTTAATATTTTTTTTTATTTTACCTGTTGACCTTATTTCGATATTATGGGACTATAATAATATAGTATAACATTTAACAAGGAGTGAGAATATGAACTATACTAGAACAATCAATATAGACGGACCTGCAGGTAATGCAATAAACCTTTGTGCTACAGCTAAACGTATGGCTAGAGATAATGGTGAGAATGGATCCAAGATAGTAAAAGAAATGATGGATACTGGTGAATACGATATGCTAGTACAAACTTTTTTGTTTTATTTTGGTGATTATGTTAATCTTGTAAATAGTCATGGAGATGTACTTAATGATCAGTACATAAACGGAAGTTAAAAATGATTAAAGAAGTATTAATGGTTATTGATTTAACCATATCAATGTTGGGAGGGAATACCTTCCCAATTCAAATAGAGATGATAACTACAGAAGAGCATTGTCAACAAGAGATTAAAAACTTTAATCCTATAAAGTTAAACTTTGTTGGTAATGTTATCAATGTAGTTGCAACCTGTCAACCGTTGACTGAATCGTTTGAAGGTGATATAATAGACGAAAAATCAGAAGAAGGAGTTACATTATGATTAAGTTTGATCACAAAAAGTTAGCTAAACATACTAATATACATTTTATAGCTCAAGTAAAACAGTACTTGAGAGATGCTAAAAATTGTATTGCTGAAGAGTTTAGAGCTGAGCAAGATCCTATAAGGAAGAAAGAATTAGAAGAAGGTTCATATTATATTGAAAGACTTCAAGAGAACTTATGTGAAAAGATTTCTAAACCTGAGTTTAAGTTCAAAGCTAGCGACTTAGGACTTTAGTTTGAAAATATTATTACTTAGAAAAAGCAATTGTCCTTATTGTGACAATGCATTAGACTTTTTAAGAAAGACAAATCATACTATTGGAGTACTACAATGTGAGAAACGGTTTGATAAGTTTCCAAAGGATATTGGTTGGAAGCCTGATATAGTTTTTAGTTTTAAGAACTATATGATCCTTCCTAAGAAAATAACTGATAGTACTCTTTGTATAAACTTTCATCCTGGACCACCTGAGCATCCAGGTAGTTGTTCTGCTAACTGGGCATTGTTTAATCAAGATAGTGACTTTGGTGTTACTGCTCATTTTATGAATTCTTTGGTTGATAATGGATTAATTTTTAGAGTTAGAAGATTTCCAATATTACCTGATGATGATCTTGATAGTTTGTTAGAAAAAGCTAATGTAGAAGTGCTTATGTTATTTCAAGAAATAGTTAGAGATATGACTACAACTTGGAAAGGTAAGCCACGAAGAGGAAAAGATCTTGATGCGTTGATTGCAAGCACACCTTTAGAAAATATGCAGGATAGATTAAAATTAGAGAGAGCAACAAAAAGAAGGAAAAGATTATGACTGAACTAACGCAAGGAATGTTTAAAGTTATTGCATCTACTTCATTAGGTAGAGCTTTAGTTTACACAGCAGGTCATGTAGTCATAGCAATGAATGTTGTATATTGGTTAACTGGAGCTTCATTATTTGAAGCTGGGTTAGTAGCATTAGTTGAACCATGTATAAATGGTTGTTGGTATTATTTGTTAGATAGAATATGTACAAGTATTAATAAATAACTTGTGGTTCAATTTAACTTACCTAAAAATTCAAAGATTGTCAAAGGCAAGACTTATGGTAAACCTAACAATCTTTCATTACAAATCTATCGTTGGAATCGAGAAGATGGATCCAATCCTAGAATAGATACATTTAATTTAGACAAAAAAAAGATAGGTCCAATGCTATTGGATGCTATAATGTATATAAAGAACAATGTGGATCCTTCTATAGCGTTTAGAAGGAGTTGTAGAGAGGGAATATGTGGTAGTTGTTCTATGAATATAAATGGAACTAATACATTAGCATGTTTGACTCCTATAGATAAAAAAGAATTCAAAGTATATCCTTTACCACATATGCAAGTAATGAAGGATCTTATAGTAGATCTTAAACCTTTCTTTGATCAATATAAAAGTATTAAACCTTATCTTGTAAATGATGATAAACCTAAGAAAGAGAGAATACAATCACAAGAAGATAGAAAGAAGTTAGACGGATTGTATGAATGTATATTATGTGCATGTTGTAGTACAGCATGTCCAAGTTATTGGTGGAATAGTGAAAAGTTTTTAGGTCCTGCTATATTATTACAAGCGTATAGATTTATAGTAGATAGTAGAGATAAAAATAAAAAAGAAAGATTAGAAATGCTTAATGATGCATTTAAGTTATATAGATGTCATACTATTATGAACTGTACAAAGACCTGTCCTAAAGGTCTCAATCCTGCAAAAGCAATATCTAATATAAAAAAAGAAATTATTTTTAAATAACTGTTGACCTCAGAACGTTTTTTTAGTACAATAGTATAATAAGAGAAGGAGTTTATTATGCAATGGTGCTTTAACGAACATAAAGATGTCCCAAGGGACATTAGAGACTTTGTTGACAACGCTTCTGGCGGTCAATTTAACAATCTATCAATCGAAGAAATCAATGATTTCTTAACAAGCTATGACGCTTTCTGTAACCAGGATATGGCTTATCCTGACGAATGTGTTGTAACTGGTGAACAGCCTAAATTATTTTAATTTAGCTGTTGACTTTATTTCGATATTGTGGGACTATAATAATATAACATTAAATATTAATAATTAACTAAGGAGTGAGAATATGATGTTAAAACCTTATACTGTAAATGAAATATCTGATATGATTCAGACTGCTATTGATAATGCTGGTGATGATAAAGGTCATGGAGTACAAGGTGCTCTTGATGATCTTCAAGCGCTAGTTGTTGATTTAGATCAACATGAAAATACTACTTTAAAATTAATCAAACAATAAGAAAGGAGTGAATATGTTTAAGATGCTTATTGTTTTATTTGCTGTAGTTGGATTATCCAGCTGTGGTACTGTTGCTGGTCTTGGTGATGATATCAAGACAGTAGCTAAATGGTCAGAAAAGAAAATGACCGAAGAAGATAAACCTGTAGAACAGGACTCAGGTTGGTCTGGAGTTGAAACTATTCCTGTAGAAAGTAAAGAGGTGAAGTAATGGTTGCTGCTGTTGAAACTATGGCTTATGCTGGTGAACTTCCTTGGCATGGATTAGGCAAGAAAGTTCCACAAGACTTATCTACTGATGAGTTTATTAAACAAGCAGGACTTGATTGGACTGTTTCTAAGAAACCTTTATTCTTTATGAATAAAGAAAGTAAACCTATTAGTACAGGAATGAATGCTTTAGTTAGAGATACAGATGATAAGATTCTTACTCATGTATCTTCTAAATGGAACCCTGTACAAAACAAACAAGCGTTTGAATTCTTTGATGAGTTTGTTAATGCTGGTGATATGCATATGCATACTGCTGGTTCTTTACAAGACGGTAAAAGAGTTTGGGCTCTTGCTAAGATCCAAGATGGTATCAAGTTATTTGGTAAAGATGATATTGAGAACTATCTTTTATTCTGTAACCCACACTTACATGGTGCTAGTGTTCAAGTTAAGACTACTAACATCAGAGTAGTATGTAATAATACTTTAACTGCTTCTTTAGATGCAGCTTCTAATGTAGATGTTAAGTTTACTCATAGAACTGCTTTTGATCCTGAAGTAGCTAAACAAGCTGTCTTTGTTGCTAAAGAAAGATTGCAAGAGTTTAAAACTTATGCTGAGTTCTTAGGATCTAAAAGATATACTGAACTTAAAGTTAAGGCTTTCTTACAAGAG